CCATGATGCCAGCATTGCTTTTGCTTGATCCATTAGTTGTCTCCTTTGTTCAAGCTCCCGATGAGTGCCGCGACTTTCGCTTCACTCAATTCGATTTCGAAGTGCATCTCATCTTTTCGGTTTTGATAATCTCCACCCCATTTGAGGCCGTACTTCTTAGCCAAAGCTCTAATCATTGGAACCTTTTCAGCTGGGAACGTGCCAGATTTGCCCAGCGGATGTTGCGTTGCATTGAGATCGATGGCAGTTCCCGACGAGTGATTGCTCAATCTGTCAGTCGAGCCTCTTATCATGCGGAATGCATAGCCCCAATCATCCAGCGCACCTTCATCAATGGGTTCAATCAGCTGGTGGAATTCCTTGCAGAATCCAGCAATCAATGGAGCGACTGCTTTTGCGCATCGCACCTTGACCTTTGTTCCCTCGATTGGAACGCTGATAATATGGATTTCAGCTGCATCTTTCGATGCTGGCCATCCATTATGGCTTTGAATCATTTCCCTAGTTTTAGGCCTTCGGGCAATGGTTTTTCGTAGTTCCAAACAGCAACATAATCTGGCAATCCATCAGAGTCATTTCTCAAAATAATTGTTCCATTGAAAAATGGTTTCTGATCAGTATTTAGTTCTGGATAAGCGGTAATAATTTCATCAAATAAAGTCATTTTTAGCTCCTAATTTGTGCTGCTGTAAAGTATGAACCTTCTGTTGCACCATATTCAATGTAGGCAGTACCACTAACTGCAACCGTGACATAACCTTCAATATAATCTGTTGTGCCATTGCAATAAATTAAATCACTATTGCCCATAAGCCACGGCACATTATCCCCATCCACTAAACGGCTCATGCCGTTTGTAGAGGAATTAACAAAAATTTGCGTGCGTGTAGAATATGAAACCTGTAACGAAACTGTTACTTGATAATATCCTGCGCTTGTAGGTGTAAAACGATAATTAGTTGTTGAATCAAAACAAGAATTGGTATCAAAAGATTCAGCATTAAATTGGACTTTAGTTTGCACACCATTGCTTAAACTTTGTCGGCTTGTTCCACGATAAGCTCTCACTGCTGGACCAGTGCTACCACCAGCAGCAGTAGCCCATTTAATACCAGTCGCAGCTGTTGAATCAGCCGTCAATACTTGCCCGTTTGTGCCAACTCCCAGACGTGCTGGTGTTGAAGCAGCCGTTGCCGCGTATATGTCACCTTTAGTTGTCAGAGTTGCTTTTGTTGTCGCACCAGCTGCAAGATCATAAGCTGATTTCACAGCTGTCGGTGTAGCCGCTAGAATTGATGATGTTGTAGATGTTGAATCACTTAGTTGCACTGCTCCTTTTTGCGTTGTTAATGCATCTTGAATTGCAATAGTTACATCGCCAGATGATCCACCGCCTGTTATAGGAGACGTTACATTCACCGCAGTGATGTCTCCTGGATTTGGTGTAGTCCAAGTAAAATCCATATCTGTTGCAGAGGCTTTTGCCAAAATTTGACCAGTTGTGCCACCTAATAAATCAGCCATTGATGTTGCAACGGCCTGCCCAAAGACTTCAAAATCTGCCGGCAAGTCAGTAACCAGATCAGTGGCCGTCGGCATTTGCCAGCTGAATGGGGTTGTCGGATTGCTCATATATTCTCCTTATGCCACGACTAGGGCGTGTTCCCAGTCAAGTATCCCAGAAATTGTATTCCAAGCCTCAGCGACACTTACATCTTGCCATTGCATTGCCTGCAATGAATATGACAGCGGCGAGAGATTGAGTGAGACGCTGATTTGGTTGTATGCGGCTTGAAACGTCCAACCTTCAACAAAGCCCAAATAGGTTCCAGCCGACATATTTAGCGGCAAATTGGCTATTGCTACCGGCATCCCCATAAACACGTTGATAAGTGAATCTCGATCGCCATCATCAATCTCTGGATTTGTCAGCTGATAAGTAATCTGATTGAAGTTATATTGTGGATATGCGCGGAGTGTTAAATAGAAATCTGCCTGATCTTGGGCATCGGCTAGATGTTTGACCGTTGTTGTAAATATCTGGGCAAGCTGACCATATAAGCCCACTGAAGTGGCATCAGTTGCATCGACCTCATTTGTTGAATTTGTGCCATATTTAAGAGTTATTGTGTTGCGCACATCTCCAGTGCGTTGCTGGATAGTCAAACCTGCGCCCTGAGCATCATTTGCCGAAAGATTGACGTATCCGTTAGCTGCTAAATAAATTGATCGATGCGTCGAATCAGCGTATGAAATAAGGCCTTGTGCGTCTTCATAGATATAACCCAAGCCGCTAGTTGCTAGAGCTGAGACAAGTGAATAAATATCTGTCCGACTTGATGCCCTTTGTGCCAGCTCATAATTGCCTGGAGTATCAATTTCACCAAGTCCAGTATTCTGAGCATTTGCCCAAGTCTCGGTCGGGTCATAGGTATTCCACTGGAGCGCAGCTGGTACTTCTCCCCAAGTATTAAGCAATAAATCCTGCAAAATTGTTAAAATTTGGTTGCCGTCAAAATCTTGCGCCAAAACGCCATCGGTCAAAGCCTTTGGCAATCTAGCCAATGCACCCAATGCAATGATTCTAATTCGTTGTGCATAAGCAACATTGCCCAATTCGGCCACTGAAATAGCCACATCGACCACTGAGCCGCCAAAAATGGGAACAAATGTAGCTGTTGAATCTTGCAGCTCAATGGTCAATGAATCATTGATGCCAATGAGTACAGTGGATTGATCCAAATTGATAAGTTCAATGTTGGTGTATCCGGCTTGAGCTTGCTCATAGATATTTGTTCGCCCAGATGTAATTGTCAGATTGGCAAGAATGGCAGTTTGATATTGAACGCCGCCAATCGTGACTCGCCATATTGGATTAAATACGCTCATGCTGTCTGCAAATTCGTCGCGCCGCCTGTACCCCTAAAGAATGAATTATTGAGGGTATCTACAATAGTGCGAGCTGTACCTTCGGCATCAATTGCTCCATTGACAGTGACATTGATATTTGGGCGTGATCTTGCATCGATTTGCGCTTGCATTGCGGCATTTCTAATGACATCTTCTGCCGCTAATTTATTAGCAATTTCTTGCGTGATTCCCATGTTTTTCAATTGTCTCAATGTAAAGTTTCGAGATACTCCTGCACCGCCTAGACCTAATGCTTCAAATAATCCACCGCCAGTATCAAAGTTGAATGCTGGGCTAGTAGTTCCGCCGCCCATATCACCACCGATGTTTGGGTTAAATTCCGCACCGCCGGCTTTAAGACCCTTGGAATTATCTCCGCTTAAGCCAAAGAATCGTGTGACTGGATTATCTGTCATCAGCTTGATAAATGCCTTGACTGCATTGACGACTCTGGTGACTGCATCAACAATCTTGCCAAATCCCGATATTGTTGATGAAATAATTGTGCCTAATACGTTAAATGCCAATTTCAATGTCGTGCCAATAATAGGAGCCAAAGTATCTCTGGCGAATTCTCCAACGGCTTTCATCACGTTAAAGAATGGTTGCAATTCTTCAGAGTTATCGCTGATGGCTTTTTGTACTTTTTCAAATGCGCCACGCAACCCGTTAATGGCTGGCGTAAGAATTGCAGAGAATATAGGAATCAAGAAATCATTGATGAATCCCCAAATGCCCTTAAAGGCTGGAAGCAATACTTCTTGAATGTAATCGCCAAGGAATTTGATTACAGGTTGCAGCTTTGGTCCGATTTCTTCTGCAAATTTCTGAATGGCTGGCACTACATCCTTGACGAAACTATTGACCATTGGTGTGATTGCATCGAGTACAAATGAACCTACTGTCTCTTTGCCTTCACTGAATGCGACATTGAGACGATCCATCTTGCCGGCAAATGTGTCTGCCTTTTGAGCAGCTTGACCGCCAAAGGTTGTTGCCAATGCCGTCGTTACTTCATCCATGCTCATTGTCTTGAGCTGCGCGGCTGTAAGTCCAACGCCTAATTTGCCCAGAGCTACTGTGTTTCCCTCAGCTGCCCGCGCCATTGCGTTAGTCACCGCTTCTAGCGATTTGCCGCTGCCCGCCGCAACATCCAAAGCAAGTGTCTGTAATTTTTGCGCTTCGCCAACATCTTTTGTGGCGCGAAGCAATCTTTCCAGAGATGGACGCAATTGGTCATCGGTAATTCCGTTGGCCAAAGATGTCTTAAGAATATATTTCTCAGTTGCTGCAATCTGGTCATCAGTTGCACCAGTTACGTTTTGTAAAGTTGTGGCCAATTTAGCTTGAGCAGCTTCATCGGCAATGGCTGATTTGACGCCATCAATGAGCAATTTAGATGCGTAAGCGGCGGCGGCAATGCCAGCAGCTGCAAATGCTAACCCGGCCTTCTTGCCAAATTCTCCAACCTTTGAACCAAAGCTCTCAATCTCATCTTGACCGCCCTTAATGCCTTTTTTGAGTTCGTCAAAGTCAGCATCGAAGGTTATTTTTACCTTTGGAATTCCAGCCATTAGTTGAGCCTCAAATCGTTAATAATCCCTTGAACGACTGCAATGTATTCTTTTGCAACAATAGGCGTGTAATAATCAACGGCATCATTGATCCAATAACCGGAGCGATTTTGCGGAGCTTTGAAGCGATTGCTATA